GAGTAAGGTGGTTTGCGTAGGGAGTAACTATGCCAACCATATTAAAGAGATGGGCGGAACCACCCCGGAAGAACCGGTTCTGTTTATTAAACCGGAAACCGCGCTGTGCGATTTGCGCCAGCCGCTGGTGATCCCATCTGATATGGGGTCTGTCCACCATGAAGTTGAGCTGGCTGTGCTGATTGGCGCGACCCTGCGGCAAGCGACAGAAGATCATGTGCGCAAAGCCATTGCCGGTTATGGTGTCGCGCTGGATCTGACCCTGCGCGATATTCAGGGCAAAATGAAGAAGGCGGGGCAGCCATGGGAAAAAGCGAAGGGTTTTGATAACTCTTGCCCGCTGTCTGGATTTATTCCGGTGGCGGAATTTAATGGCGATCCGCAGGATACGATGCTTGGATTAACGGTCAACGGTGAAACACGTCAGCACGGCTCCACGGCGGACATGATCCATCACATCGTTCCCTTGATTGCTTATATGAGCCGTTTCTTTACCCTCAAAGCGGGCGATGTGGTGCTAACGGGAACGCCAGCAGGCGTGGGACCTTTAAGCAGCGGCGACGAACTGGCCATCAGTTTTCACGGTCAAACGCTAACAACCCGCGTGCTGTAATCTCTGCTTGCCGCCTTTTCGGGCGGCAAAACTTGCATCAGCGTGCCAGACTGGTTATAAGGTGCAGCTTTATTGCAATAGCGGAAACCCTGATGAGCGACATACCTTTCTGGCAAAGTAAAACCCTTGATGAAATGACCGATGCCGAGTGGGAGTCATTATGTGACGGGTGCGGTCAATGCTGCCTGCATAAGCTGATGGATGAAGACACTGACGAAATCTACTTTACTAACGTCGCCTGTCGTCAGCTCAACATTAAAACCTGCCAGTGTCGTAATTACGAACGTCGATTCGAGTACGAGCCTGACTGCATCAAACTGACGCGTGATAATCTGCCGACTTTTGAATGGTTGCCGATGACCTGCGCCTATCGTCTGCTCGCAGAAGGAAAAGGGCTGCCGGAGTGGCACCCGTTGCTGACAGGATCAAAAGCGGCCATGCACGGTGAACGTATCTCAGTTCGTCATATTGCGGTGAAAGAATCGGAAGTGCGTGACTGGCAGGATCATATCCTGAACAAACCTTCATGGGCTGATTAACGTCATGAGGTTAAAGGATTTTATGTCTACTCATTTTGAGCATGGGGCATCTGTGGGGCATTACCTCCAAAATTAGCGTTCAATATTGCCAGTTGGTTGTCATTGTTGTCGGACATCCATTTTCCGTAAACGCTGTAAACCATCTGTGCCGACGTATGCCCCATTTGAGCCGCAATGAAGTTGGGGTTGGCTCCGGCGCTTAATGCCCAGCAAGCATATGTGTGTCGAGATTCATATGACTTGCGGTGCGGAATGCCGCTCCTTCTTAATATGTTGTTCCACGTTCCTGAGAATGACCCGGGCGAGTACCATTCACCTCCTTTACCATTCCTTGCCGTTAGCCTGGGAACAAAAACGAAAGTACATTCATCCCGACGAGTTCTGCCAAACTCTCTAAGGTGAACGTCTATCTGATGTTGTTTTCCCATCCTGGTGTAAGACATCTGGCTTTTAAGTGCCTCGATAGCCGGAGTGGTGAGGTTGATTGTCCGATTACCACTTTCTGTCTTTGGCGGCGTGAAGTGATCTGAAATAGCAAGGTTCCTGCTGATCCGAATGGTCCAGTTCTTAGTGTCGATGTCCTCCCATGCCAGTGCGCATATCTCCCCGTGCCGCATGCCTGTATTAAACGCAAGTTTCCAGAGGTTCCGTATCTGTTCGCACGGGCATTTATCGAGGAAACGATGATACTCATCACGGGTAAGTGGTGACGGATCTGACTTCGATTTTTTAAGCGGGGTAACTGCAGCAAATGGTGATTTGCTTATGTATCCATTCAAAACCGCAAAATCAAACATTCCCTTCATGCAGGTAACGTAGACGTTAACCGTCCTGACCGTCCTCCCTTTCTTCACTGACCTGTTTTTCTGGTGCGCACCGCATATCTGGTAGCCGGTCAGCAATTCCTTCCTTACGTTAAGCACATCTTCATGAGTTATAGAGTCAACCATCCTGGCGCCTCCGAGAATATCGGTTCCGATCGTGATATACGATACATATCGAAGATGGGCGTTAAGGGTTAAGTCCATCCTCTTAAGCTCCAGCCATTTAGCTGCCAGTTCAGAAACAGTTATCCCCGGCGGCGCGATATTGAATTTCTTCAGGTTGGGTGACTGCGGGAACTGTCTGGCGTAATCGAATGCACCCGTTTTTATAGCGAAACAAACAGAGGCGCGAAGCTCTCCAGCAATGCGCCTGTTCTTTGCAGTATCAACAACGCCAAGGCTTTCCCTGACCCTTTTCCCGTTATATATGAACCATATGCGCAAAGTGCCGCCGTGGTTCTCCACTCCAGTTGGATAACCAGACATAAAATCTCCTGCGTTAGTTTAATGGGGAGGGTATTTAAGCAGATTTCTGGCGTGGGATCGCCGGTCGTTGACGTTCAACCCAGTTATCGACTTCGTGTCGGTTGTAGAGAATAGGGGAGTTCTCCTTTGGCTGGCAGTCGCCGGAATAGTGACGATACTCTCGACCCTCCATCCATGAATTTGTGCGTGCGGACTTAATCGCGTTTTTTGTCAGGCCAGTAATAGCCATCAGAACTTCTTCGGATACCCACTTGTTGGGCGTCAATTGGATAATGTCGCTCATGGTTTACTCCAGGCAAAAAGAAGCCCGGTCGAACCGGGCAAATGGGGGATAACGTGGCAGTGCATTCGCACCCAATAGCCAGCTCATAACTGGCTATCAGTTGCGTCATGGTTTTTATGCTCGGTAATCATCTAAAGCTGCCGCAATCGTCGCAATAGGGTCATGATTCTGGCTGATAATTTCACGGATGCTTTCATCGCTTGGATTTAGTCCTTCTCCATCTCCGAAGTAGAAGGCCAGTGCTGCCATAATTTCATCGTATGCTGACATAATCTCTCCTCATGCCGCCCGCATAGCGCGGAGGCGTTTTAAGTGTTCTGCTGTTTCAAGTTCGGCGCGTATCTGTGCCGCCTCGTGATGGTCTAAAGGCTCGAAGTCTGAATTAAAGCGGTCGATTGAAGCGGTGTTGATCCGGCCCTGTCGCCAGTAACGGACTATCTGTGATGTGACTGAATGAATTATTACCGGCCACCCGTGCTGGTCAGAGTAAATCTGACCCCGTTGAATTAGCTGGAACATTGGCTGAGTCCTGCGTAAGAAGGGAAGAGTTATTCAGGTAAGTACTTGCCATGCACCTTCATCTCCATGTGTGCTATTTCAAAGCAATTAACGCAAATCCACTTCGACCTCATTCCTAATTCATACTCTTCCTCAAACCACCTCACACGCCGTAGAAACCTATACTTATGCTTTTTACACCCATGCAAAAATTGCCTTAACGACCTCATAATTTAGACTCCTGCATCATGAGGAATACAATCATTGCGGCGCGGAGTGGGTTTGACTGGTAATTAATTCCGCACGACAGGTTTCTCACATGGCACCAGGTGATTTGTGGCTCTGTGCTATTGTCACCATCAAACTCGATAGAGATTTTGTTCCTGTAAATAATCAACCATGCGTCTGCCGGATCGTTGCATGGGTCGAAAGCTGTCCAGACTCGATTCTTCTGGTAGAGCATCTTTCCATCACTAATGCAGCAAATAGTGTTGTCATGAGGGATATTGTTATTCCACCAAAACCAAACATTTTGAGCTATCTCTGTATCACTCAACTTGCTGTAATCCATCACATCACCCCATCAGGTTAAGTTTCCGTTCGATATCTTCAGCGTCGACATCGAACTCATCGCACCACACTTCGAAATCCCTTCGATGCTCATTGAAGAGGCCAATAACAGCGGAAACTTCATCTTCAGTTAAAAGGTCGTCTCGGTAGTCATGAAAGCCTGCCGCCAATAATCGACCGCCTTCAATTCCCATATCAGCAAATACCGCTGGCTCCTTGCCATCTTCAAACTCAACGACAAATGTCATCTTCCCCATCACATCCTCCGATTCCGCTTTTCTTCATCCTGCTGACAGCTAACGCACATCGTGCATCCCGGATACGCGTTCCGACGTTCATTGCTAAGGCGCTCACCGCATTCCTCACAGTGCGTTGCTGATACTGCTGAGTGGTTGAGTCTGTGAGCCTGAATAGCGTTTTCGCGCATCATCTCTTCGAGAGCGCTGGCCTGATCGATGATTTCTGGTGTCATTTGCGACTTCTCCTGCGCTTTTTGGCTGCTCGTCGTGCTGCTGCAATACCCGTCTTTCCGCCACCAACTGGATAACTGGCATCCATACGTAAAGTTGGAGATATTTCAGCAACGCTCCATTGTCTGACTGATGCTATTGATGAAAGAGCGATAGCAATAGCGAGTGATGACCTTTTCATTAGTCCTCCCGGAACTGTCGGTTAATTCGGTTGAAGGTGAACGCGAGAAAATAAAAAGGCCGCATTAGCGACCTTGTGATTCGTTTGGTTAGCGTCATTATTCCACTCCGTACCGGCCTTGCATTCGACCGATGCTGCTAACGAATGCCACCAGGCTGATACCAAGTGGCGCAATTTTCTGATGGTGCTTCTTGAGGATCGGCGGCACGACTGCATTCCATTTCGGCTTAGGCCTGCATTTCAGTGCCTGCTGAATCTCTGCCACGCATTTACGTCCCTGTGCTCTCACTACGTTGTTTTGCTCTGGTGTCATGCGGCCTCCGTTTTCATCACGTCGATCGCGCAGCCTGGCAATAACTGAACAGCCGGTCCGTCGCACTGATTTCCCCACACATCGAACTCATGCGATGACTGGCGCGCGAACAACTCAATGCGCGGAACATCACCCAACAACTGCACCAGTTTCTCGCGCACGATATCCGGCTTGCGGGAGTTCTCTAGTCTCGGTGCGGTGACGTGCTGGCAGATGGAGGAATCCATCCGTTCCGGCAGCCTGCCGCGCACTGCAAACAGACAGTCTTCGCTATTCGCCCGTGTGAGGTGGCCCATTCCGATCGCGCTGTTACCCTTGTGCTTATTCGTCTTGTGCCAGGTGAATCCCTTCATGGTCATCAGGCGGAATCCCCACGCCTCGACAACCTTCAACGCCTCAATTGGCTGAGTCGGCACCCACCACATCGCCAGCAGGCAACTATCTGCAGCCAGATCCCACATAGGAAGACGGCAGATATCCTGAACATTCATCACCGGATATTTGAATCCGGACCCGCGGTCGCCGTCGGCGGCTTTGTCGCGGTATGTCCATGGTGGATCTGCATAAATAAGAGTGTATTTTCCGGCCATCAGTCGCTCCTTATTTCCCCGTAACGACCGTGATACTTACGCATACGGTCATCAACGTAATCAGGTTCTACAGGTCCAACCACCATCCATCCCGGTCTGAATGAAGCTTCTAAGTTGGCGTACCAGACTTCCTTTTCGTGCAACTCCTGAAGCCTGTCTTCCATGGTTGGCTTCTGGAAATCGTCATTAGCGATAGCTGCAAAGCAACGTGCCAGCACCTCTTCTTTAG